ATCATTCACTTGCATCAAATGAACGAAATTCCTGTAACGAATTGGCTGCATTTCAACTCTCTGGCCATTACTCAACGTGCAACTATACTGTGTGGCAATTGTAGTTGGGTCAATTCGTTTTGAACGCTTAATGAAATCATCCATAGTGATAATATACGAATGTTCTTTTGCCCCTTCACATGTGTGAGTGTGCAGAATTTCCATATCTGAACCAAAAGACACCTTTCGTAGACAGATCATCAAGAAATCCACATCTCGTGCAAGCATCTCAGATGGTTTAAGAACTTGAGGGATGCAACGTTTAAACACCTCTTCTACAGCCTTACCACTATACAATAGATCAGGTGACTTGATCATAATCTCATCAAGAGCGACCATAGGATATACATGAACTTCACCATCCTTTACGTCCGGTGCAAGTTCACCATTTTTATAGAAGAGACCACCTGAAGGTAACCTAAATGTTTCACCTGGCATGCGAACATGCGCTAGAAGTGGGTTAATTGGTGATTCAATTGGTGGCTGGGTATTATCTGTCATATTATTCTCCTTTTGTGCTCTTATTTATATGTGGGGTAACAGCCTATAAATAGGTACATCAATGAAATAAATAGGGATCTTTCTATATGGCAACAAATATTACAGCTGAAGAACTCGCTCGTGCTATAATCAAGCAGGTGGGTAGTCGTCCTTCATTAAGTAACGCCGGCTCTGGGCGTAATGGTGGTACTCCTTCCGAACGAGCAGCATCTGCCAAAGAAGAAAAGATCCTCAAAGACAACACATCCGCTATTCAATACCTCCGCGATACCTTAAACAAGAATAGCAGCTTGCTCAGCGAAATGAACCACATAAACAAAGCAAGTAATAAAGTTTTCAACCAAGCAGTAGACTCTGTTTCAAGTCTCAAAGAACTCAATAAACTACCAGCTGGCTTTAAAGAAGCTATGATGCGCTCTAGCTCCTCGTTGGCGAAGATGATGTCTTCAAAGATGGATTCTTTGGAGAGCATGTTTGCTGCCCAAGAAAAGATTGAAAATCTTCCTCAAGTTAAAAATTTGATGGATGCGTTCGCCAAAGGCAATGATACAATTATTGGGCTTCAAGGAAAGATTGAAGAATTGGGCTATACAACAGATGAAGCCCAATCAATCATCAACAAGTTTGGTAAAGAAATTATTGCCGATGATGGCCAAATCAAGCAACACAAAGGTGCTGTGGCTATGGCCAATCACACCGTCAAGATGTTCGACAAGGAGATTAAAGCGGCCAATCTTGGTGTAGCTGACTTTGCAAAGAATATTGAGACCCAGGTTCAAAAGCCTGGTTTCATCGGTATGATGCGTGGTATCAAAGGTTCAATTATCGCAGCGTTGGCAAAAGATCTGTTGAATGCATCACAAGCCTCACTAAAATTTGGTACTGAACTAAACGGCCTCAATGGTCTTATGGCTGGAATGAAGCCAGAAGAATTCTCGCGTATGCAGGCTGATAATCGCCAAGCTATCAATGCACTAACTGGTGGCTTTGGTGAGTTTGACAGTTTAATTTCCGATTCAAACAAAGAGTTAACGAAGTACACAGGTAGCCTCAGAGATAGTACACAACTAGTAGCGAGCATGATTACTACTAGTAAACTAATGGGTGATGCATCTGTTAATACCAAACAATTTATCAACTCTCAGAAATCAGTATTTGCAGACTTTAACCGTCATCTTAGCATGACATCAGAACAATTTGCTGCTTTAAATCAGAGCTTAATTCAAGACGTTGATGTTCGAACCAACCTCTACAAAATGAATCAAAAACAACGCCAAGCACATTTTGAGGGACTCCAACAAGAATATAAGACTTACCGAATTATGGGTATGTTACCGGGCCAAGCTGAAAATCTTGTTAAGGCAATGGAAAAACTATCCGGTAAGACTGCTAAGGATCGTCTAAAAGAGTCTGCAAAACTCCGTGCTATCATGGGTGGCATGGGCATGGGTGCACAAGGTGAAAGAGCACAACAGTTAATGTTGAAAGGATCCCGTGCTTCTGCATCAGAGAAACAAGAGTTAGCTAAAATATTAATTGATGCACAAGGGTCAGTTAGTGAACGGATGCAACGAAGTTTTTACAGTGAGTTGCAGACTCAGGAAATGATAGGAAAGGGTGGTCTTGAACAATATCTTGGTCCTCAGTCTCCATTCGTTGATGCATTACTTGGTAAAGGTGCTGCAGCAAAAGGTACACCAGATGCTGTTAAAGACTGGACTTCTGCCATCGGAAAGAATGGTGAAGATATTGTTGGTTCAATTCACAATCTTCGTGATGTATTAATGGCATTCCTAGGAACAAACTTCATTACCGCATTGGTTGTAGCATTTGGCGGTAAATCGATCCTTGGTAAACTCGGAAACCTTATGGGTGGAAAGGGTGGTAAAGCAGGTAAACTATTGGGTGGCCTTGGCAAACTTCTATCAAGTCCAGAGGGTGGCTCCATGCTATCAAAAATGGGTAGAGGTCTAGGTAAGGCTGGTATTGTTGGTACTGTTGCTAATGTCGGCATGGGATTATACGATATGTCACAGAATGGTGTTACAGGCAAGAATGTTGGTGGTATGGTTGGTGGTACCGCTGGTGCTGCTATTGGTGGTGCTCTTGGTAGTGTTATCCCAGTAGTTGGTACTATGATTGGTGCCACGATTGGCGGTGCAGTCGGTAAGTGGGGTGGTGAAGCTCTTGGCCAATGGGTTACAGGTGATAAGACTGACGCTGAAGCTGAGAAGAGACAGAAGTTGAAAGATGAAACACAAGAAAAAATCAATAAAACACTCGAACAGCTACATGAAGCTATGCAAGCAGGAAATGAAGCGGCCGTTAAGACGGCACAACACACACTTGAAACACAGCAAGCCATTATGCAGCAAACGAATAAGCAATCCGAAGATGCTGAGAAGAGTAGAAATCAAACTGATTCTTGTGCCCGTAAGATGCTCATCCGTGACCGTACTGGCGCCGCTCTGTCACCCCAGTAATGTTAACGGATAAATAAAACATAATTTATCAGAGGTTTAATCGAACATGGCAGCAAAATGGACAGGATATTATAAGGTTGTACAACCAGCTCCACCTACAACCAGCATGCTTGACAATCAAGAGATGGCTGATGCTGGTGCGTATAATAACTATACGTGGTATCAGCGCCTAATCCAAGGTTCCGCTTCTCGAATGACACGTTACCGTGAGTACGATCTCATGGACAACGACATTGAGGTTTCCAGAGCACTTGACACGATCGCTGAAGAAATGACTGGTAATACACCAAAATCAAACGAACCACTTCTACTAGAAGTGTTGGTTGATGATGATAGTCCTGAAAGTTCTGCCGTGCTAACAGCAAAAACAGCTCTCCGTAGATGGTGTGAAATTCACGAATTCCAGGGACGTCTCTTCAGTATTTCGCGAATGTTGATCAAATACGGCGATGTGTTCTTCCGCAAACAAAAAACATCTTTCGATAAATGGCTGTTCATTCACCCTAAGAATGTTGTAGCTGCTATTGTTTCTGCAGAAGATGCTACTCGTGTTATTGCTTGGCAGATTCGTATCGATATTAACAAGCCTCGTTCAGGTGGTTATGGTCTACCAATTGGTGCTAAAGAATCTGAATATGAAACTGAAATTGTTCCAGCTCGTGAGATGGTTCGTTTCTCTCTAAATGATGATATGTCTGATACTCAACCATTCGGTGAATCAGTTCTTCGTCCAGTATACCGTCCACACAAACAGAAAGAATTGCTCGAAGACGCAATCATTATTTACCGTGTGCAACGTGCACCAGAGCGTCGTGTATTCTATATTGATGTTGGTAAGATGCCTCCACAGCGTGTTAAGAACTTCCTTGAGAACATCAAGAATGAGATCAAACAAAAGCGTGTACCAACCAATAATGGTGGCCAGTCAGAAATTGATTCAGTTTACAATCCACAATCAATGTCGGAAGACTTCTTCTTTGCGTCACGTCCTGATGGCCGTGGCTCACGTGTAGAAACACTTCCTGGTGGTCAAGGTCTTGGTGAACTAGCTGACCTTGAATACTTCCAGCGTAAAGTCTGGCGCGGATTGAAAGTCCCTTCGTCTTACATGATCGAACAGCAAGAAGGTGGTCAGATCTGGAATGACGGTAAAGTTGGTATTGCTTACATTCAAGAACTTCGTTTTTCGTTGTATGTTGAACGTTTGCAGGGATATGTTGAAAACTCTCTTGACGCTGAGTTCAAACTATTCTTGCGTCAAAATAATATTCTAGTGGATGAAACTGCTTATCGTGTTCGTTTACCTGAACCTTCTAACTTCGGTAAGTATCGTCAGCTTGAACTTGATGGTCAACTACTTGGTTCTTATAGCCAAGCTGAAGGTATTCCTTATATGTCAGCTCGATTCAAATTGAAGAGATTCTTACAACTATCCGATGAAGAGATCATTCTCAATGAGCGTCTCAAGCGCGAAGAGATGGGTCTTGATCCTGATGATCCAAATGCTTCACCGACTGATATCTACGGTGAAGTTGGTGGTGAAGCTGGAATGGGCGGTGGCCTCGGTGGAGGCTTTGGAGGAGGCTTCGCTGGTGGTGGAGCTGAATTAGGAATGGGTACTGAAACTGGTGCACCAGGGGCTGAAGGTACGGCTGGTGGAGCTGGTGCTGAGGCTGGTGCTCCAACCGGTGGTGGAACTCCTCCAGCTGGCGGAACCGCAATTTAACAGATAAATATACCGAACGCAATAAATAGGAGAGTGTGGTATGAACGATAAAGAACAACTTGCTAATGTTCTTGACGACTTAATTGATCAAAATGCTGAACAAGCCGCTGTCAATTTTCATGATTATCTTCGCAATAGGATGCAAGATGTGATTGGTGGTCAGAACAGTAACACCGAACAAACCGAAACAAGTGAGGAATAAAATGGCCAAGAGTAAGAAAGGCTTCGAGAAAGGAGTCCGCAAAGTTAAAGGTAAGGGCGCTGCAGCTAAGAAGAAAGCTATTCACGCAATGCTCGAAGCCCTAATCAATGAAGATGCAGAAACTGCTGCAATTCACTTCCATGACTACCTACAGCAGAAAAGCCGCGAAATCGTTCTAGGTGAAGAAGCTGAAGAGAAAGAGGAAGACGAGAAGGACGAAGACAAAGAAGAGTCTGATGAAGACGACAATGAAGATGATGAAGACGAGGATGATGAGAAGGAAGAAGTTAAAGAAAATGCTAAACCTTCTGCTGGTCTGACTAAGAAGCAACGCTCAAACGTCGTCAAAAAGGCCAAAGCAGGCAAGGATCTTGGCAGTGAAGGCAAAGACTTCAAAAAAGTTGAGAAGAGTGCCGAAAAGCAATATGGCTCAAAAGAAGCTGGTGAGCGTGTAGCTGCTGCTCAGATGTGGAAAAAAGAAGCTAAAAAGCACGCTAAGTAATATTTCTTTACATAGTAATCCCCTTAAAACCCGCGCAAGCGGGTTTTTTGTTGACCAAGAAACAACTAGTTATAAATAAGGGGTATACCACTATTTTTAATGAGGAACAAATTTAATGAAAACTGTCAAGACGCCTAAGAAGATCAAATTCTCGAAGAAGAAGGCTGCCCTTCACAAGGTGGTTGAAGCTTTGATCAAAGAAGATATGGAAACTGCCGCTCAGGAACTTCAAGTATATCTACAACTAAAGAGCCGTGAACTACTCGGCGAGGAAGCTGAAGAGAAAGAAGAGGATGAGAAGGAAGATGAAAAAGAAGAATCCGAAGATGACGAAGACGAGGATGACGAAGACGAGGAAGACGAAGACGAAGACGAAGACGAAAAAGAAGAAGTCAAAGAATCCCTCGCTGGTTTTTATGGTGTAGAGACCAAAACCGGGAACTTCCACGTCAAAGCTGACTCTAAAGAAGCAGCTCATGCTGCTGCTCTGAAGAAGGTTGGAAAGCCTTCAGACATTAAGAATGTCTACTTCGATAAAGCTAAGACGAAGATGAAATCACCTCGCAAAGCTCACTAAAAGCAGTAGGTAATTTTTCATAAATACCTAAGAGTCATTACTTACTGGAGAGACTAATGGAATTATTAAGAGAAGAATTGTCACCAAATGAATGCCGTGTAATCACAGAATCAAGTGGTGATGGAAAGAATATGTGGTTGAGTGGTATCTGCATGCAGAGCTCTATCAAGAACCGCAATGGTCGTAACTACCCACTTTCCGAGATCTCAATGGCTGTTGAGAGCGCTATCCAGCGTATTCGCGAAACCAATGGTATCTTCGGTGAACTAGACCACCCACAATCCTTAACAATCAACAGTGATCGCATTTCTCACGTTATCACTGAGATGTGGATGAGCGGTAATGATGCTTATGGTAAGGCTAAACTACTTAACACTCCTATGGGTAACATTGCTCAGGAACTTCTAAAGAGTGGTGTTAAGATTGGTGTTTCTAGTCGTGGTGCTGGTAACGTGACTGAAAGTGGTGATGTTAGTGGTTTCCAATTCATCACTTACGACATCGTTATTACCCCAAGTGCACCAAATGCTTACCCTGGTCTTGTTTACGAGTCAGTTGAGCAGGCTAAAAATGGTAATCGTATTCTTTCATTGGCTGAATCTGTTCGTCATGATAGTGCTGCTCAGAAGTACTTCAAGAAAGAAATCATGAAGTTTATCGAAAACGAACTATTCAAGAAATAAGGAAAGAACAAATGAGCATTAAACATTTACTCGAACTAGCTGGTGTTGATATTACTCAAGGAACAGCTAAAGAATTAGTTGAAGCAGAAGAAAATAAGGTTGAAATGCCAGCTAAGGCTACAGTTTATACACTTACCTCTATACACCGAGGTGAAGGTGGTGAATTCTTTTTTGAGAAGACTACAAAACTTGGAGAGATCAAAAGAGCTCTGAAAGAGGAGGAAGGTACCATTGTAAGTGGTAGTGGAGTACAAAAAGCTATTACTTCTGTACAAAACTATTCAGTAGACCTATATGGTTCCGCCTTTGGTGATTCTGAAGAAGATGTAGCGGCTTATAAGAAAAAAGTTACCGATGAAACAGCAAAATTCGTTGCAGCAACGAAAGGTAAGAAAGGTTTCTACGTTCATTGGTCGATGGAGTATGATGACAATATTTCTTTTATTGAGCCAAGATAAATATGAAATTATCTGATATCAAAATTGTAACGGAAGCAAATGCTGATATTTGCAAAAAGTACAGACGTGATACAGAGACTTGCAAAACTGGTTGTCCTGCTAAGAAAGTCAAGAAAGGAAATCCCTGTCCTTATGATATTGGCGAGCAGGACGACTGTCCTTGTTATGTAGGATAGAATAATGGCAATAGATAAATTAAAGATCCACTACTATCTGCACAAGTTTGCAGCAGTTAGTGTAATTGAGGTCTTTGCTTTTGCCTTCTTTCAGCAAACACATAATGAAATAGCAGCAATTGCTATTGCCATTGCTGGACTAGCTGCATGGTTCCTACTTCCCAAATATGTTCCTGATGATGGTTGCCGAGTTCGCAAGAACTATCCAGTTGACATGCACGATGAAACGACTGGGATCACAATGTATGCAAACCATCAAACCCACATTACCTTCGAAAAGATTGTTCAAATCTACAAAGATACACAAGCATGTGTACTTTCAAAAGATCCAAATCTAATGGCCGTTCCTGGTCCGAAAGTTAAATTTTGTAGCTTTACCGAAGAGAATCTTCCTGCTACTTGGGCATCTTATATGTTGTTCAACGAGACGGTTTATGTTAATACAGACTTAGATGAGTACATGAGTTATCATGATTGTGTATCTGATTCTCAGTCAGTAGAACATGAATTTATTCACCACATATTGAATAAAAATAATGTAGATTATGATATGGAATCAAAACATCTTGACCCCGCTTTTGCTTGTGGTCCTGGTGTAGATAACAAACATTAGTACAAAACTACAACAAAAGTTAAAAAATCAAGAGGTTATAACTCCTTGATTTTACACGCCTAAAAACATGTTTAAATAAGTTTGAAGGCACAAAAAAACACTATTAATAAATAGTTACATGGTAAACTATGTAATGGTATGTGGTCTACCGGATCCGCAAATTATTGAATTTAGGAGATAACG